CGATGATCACAGAACTCACGGAGAACCGCGACCGAAACAAGATGTTGGTCGACCTCATTAAACGCATCACGAGGGGTACGAGACAATTACTCGTGTTGAGCGATCGACGTCAACATTGCATGATGCTTCATCAGTGTTTTCCAAAAACGTCCGGACTCTACATGGGTGGCATGAAAGAATCGGAACTCACGGAATCTAGTAAGAAAAAGATCATTTTCGCGACGTTCAGCCAAGCACACGAAGGATTGGATATACCTACACTCGACACGGTGATCCTCGCGACGCCTAAATCAGACATAGTTCAGTCCATCGGCAGAATCATGCGTGAGACGAAAGGGAAGAAGAACAACCCAAACATATACGATATATTTGATCAGTGGTCGGTGTGTCACGCCATGTATAACAAACGTCTGCGCGTGTATAAACAGGGTGGGTTCAAAATGCCTAAAATGAAACGCGAGGAAGACAATGATGTGTTTGCACGCGGCGAGTGTTTGATAAAATTGTAGTGTAATTACAGAATGCCGTGTGATCCATACAAAAGGTCGCAGCGGAAATATTACAAATATGCACCCACACTAGAAGATGTCGTAAACGAGGGAAATGTGACTTCTCGTGGGTCCTATTTCGATGGAGACCTCGAAGCGAGTGGTTATCTGAAAGGTCACGTCGACGACTGGTATCACTGGTATTCAAACCGGGGACATACTTTATGCATCCGCTACGGACACTCTCACACGGTTACCCGCTGGTAATGCGGGGCAATATTTAGCCATAAATAGTTCGGGTTTACCTGAATGGGTCGATGGTCCAAGTGCATCCACAAACTTTATTACCGAATCTTATCCCTCGAGTGGTAATGCGAGGATCGGTCTACACAATACAAATCCACTACACGCCATATCATTTGGAACGAGTTATTACGAAGACAATCCAGGTACTTTTTCAAATTTAGTGGTAGATGGGAATGTGTATGGTGAGTATTTATTTGGTGACGGTTCTGGAATCACAAATATTGGGGGTTCTGGTACATCTGATATAAGAATTAAATCAAACATAACCGTCATAGAAAATTCACTAGACATAATTTCAAAACTCAACCCAGTGATGTATGATAAAGATGGGCGCACTGAGACGGGGTTCATAGCACAAGACATATACTATGATGCACCTGAAATACGTCACGTAGTCATACCTGGTAAAGACGCTACACCAAACGAGACGAAAAACGAACCATCATACGATGATTGGGGGAGTGAATACGCTAAATTGGATTATTACAGTATAATGACTTATACGGTGTCTGCGATCAATGAACTTCGCGAAATGGTCGAAGATCTCGAAAACTCTTAAATTTTCTTTTTACCATTCACATAGTATGCGGCTGGTAAAAGGACTTATTTCTTAATAGCATCCATGGCGGCAAGCGCCAAGACACCGGCGATGAAAAACAATACTACGTAATTGCACTCGGTGTCTTCCATGTTTGTGTTTCTATTGTGCATTTGTCTCTGAATCATAGGTGGAGGAGGTCTTGGCCTCGGCTCCACCTCATCCAAAGGACAGTAACCTATCATTTATACTATGTTTACAAATTTATTTCGACTGACTTCTTCTTCCTGCCTCTTTTAGATTTGGTGGCTGGAACCTTCACTTCTTTGATTTCATCTTCGTCTTCACCTTCATCCACTGGTTCAACGATATCAGAGATGGCGTCATCGTCATCATCGTCCTCTTGTGGCTGTGGCTGTGGCGCTGAGGTACTCATGGGTGGTGGAGGAGGCATCATGATGTTACCCATCAAAGAAGAGATGTCTATGCCCGGACCCTTCATCTCATAACGTTCGCCTGATTGAGCATCCCCACCCTGTTCCGCCTTTGGAACCGTGTTCTTCACGGCATCCATCATGTTTTGCACGAGAGATGGATTTTGCTTGATCACGTCATTCATGTTTGGTAGAACCGACTTGAACATGCTGTTCGTCAGGTGAAACATCATCGCGGAGCCACCAAGCATCATGATAAGCTTGATTTCTGGGGCAACGCTGACCTTTGTTCTGTATTTGACATACAATTCTTCAAACACTTCATCGTAATCGTCCACATTTTCCATGACGTTTTCTGACCAACCTTCGAGTTGAATCTCGAATGGGTTGTACTTTTTGTTCAAGAATTCAATACCAGTCACGCACGCGACAAGCATACGCCTAGAAAACTTGATGGATCTATCCACATCTATGCTATACGTAATACGCTTCACTTCTGTTCTCAAATCGTCTACATTTGAATACACATTGAGGCGCTTATTAACAGCAAAACCCTTCTTTTCGAGACGGCCAAGCTTGTTTACGAGATCCGCCTTTTCTTCGTCGATGCTACTGTAACCATTGGAAGGTCTTTCTTCTTCTTGCATCATGTAATCACCTCCCATATCCGGTGCCTGATCATATTCTTCATATTCCCCGTAATCAATTGGGGCTTCCTGTGGAGCAGGAGGTGCACTTTGTTTACTTGGATTCATGAAAGCATTAATGTCTTCTTGTTGTTCAGGCGGGGGAGGTGGTTTATACACGGTTGGCTTTGGCGCAGAGAACCTGGGTCTGGGTCGGGGTGCCTCTATCTGAATTTCGTCCATGAGAGCCTGTTCATCATCATCGAGCTTCATGATGTTTGTGTTGCTCCGATCGAGAACTATCTCTCCATCCATTACTCTGTACTTTGAAACTATTCCAATCTCTTTAACGCACTTTATAAAAAAATGTATACTAAATATAAAATGAAACTTAACGCCACCAACCGGAACACACTCACGGCCATCGCTATTGTTTTCTGTCTCATCGTGATAATCAGTACGATCAGACTTCCAAAGCGCAGCGCGTATGTCCCCAGGCAAATCGAAACTGAACCACTCACCGGAAAGGAATCTTTCTTCGATTTGGAATCTAGCCTCGATTGCGTACCAGGTTCCGAAAACCCAGCTTACTACGCGAACACCAAGGGACCGGGTGGTATCTGCGGTGACCAAAAGTGGGTGAAGGACCAAGCCGACGCGAAGATCGTGGGTGGCATTGGCGGATCTTTAATCTAAACTACTATAAATGACAACTGTGACTACATCTCAATCATTTTTGCCTGATTTTGAATATGAATATCACAGTATTGTGGTTGACACAATCGGTCAAGATAGCAAAAATACATTCACGGTGCATTTGACGCAGCCTCTTGAAAACATAGTTCAAGCGAGACTTACTTCTGCGAGAATAGATACGACTGGATCTAACGTGTGTTATATTTCAGTGGAAGAACTCGACACTAACTACGCACAAAGAGCTTCAAATGTGTACGGCGGTCAAGGTGATTTGTCCGTGTTGACTAAAAATTTCGGTATGGTGATCCAAAATGGTTCGGATCCAATAACATTCAGAGACAATTATGACATTGTTCATCAATATTCCACTCCAATTCGAAAATTAGATCGCCTCACGTGTACACTCAGAAACGAAAACGGTGTCACCATAGATAATGGCTCAGAAAACTTTATGTCATTTAGGTTTGTATGCAAAAAGAAAAACATGCCATTCGTGTGAGGCAGGTAAGTGTTATTTTTTTACCTTTTAGTATTATAAATGTCGGCAGGTGTCGTACAGTTGATCGCTATAGGCGCTCAAGATGAACATATCATCGGTACACCAGAAATTTCATTCTTCTCGTCGACTTTTAAACGGCATTCTAACTTTTCACAGTCCGTAGAGAAACAGACTATACAGGGGGCTGTGAAAGGTAACGCTATGTCCAGTGTAAAATTTGAACGCACTGGAGATTTGTTGGGATACGTGTATCTCACACTTGATGATAATACGCAGTCACTCGACGTCCAGAGGTGGGATCGAGTGATAGAAAAAGCTGAACTCCTCATTGGTGGCCACGTGATAGACACACAAGATTCTATTTTTACTGAAAAAATTGCTATAGATACGTTTGCACAAAACGTATCAAAGAGCGCAAACGGTACTCACCCAGGTGTGAGCGCTCGATCCTATTTTTATCCTTTTAGATTCTTCTTTTGCGAAGGACCACAGTGTGCTCTTCCAATTGTCGCATTGCATTACCATAACGTAGAAATGCGCATTCACTGGGGTCCAGATGCTGGAAACTACAACGTAGAAATGTTTGCGAATTATTATTACTTGGACAACGAAGAACGCGGAAATCTCGTGTCTAGAAATCACAGTATGTTGATCACACAAGTTCAGAAAAACATACCATCGGGTGAACTCACCCAAGATTTGACATTTAATCACCCAGTAAAATATCTCGCGTCATCTGATACCACGACAGAAGGTGCACTCACTTCTACTAGAAATAAAGTGAAATTAAACATAAATGGTTTGGATATAGGCAATTACAAATGGGGTAAGCCACATTACATAGATGTAATGAACTATTATCACACAAATTTCGTGACTTCTCCAGATTTCTTTTTGTATTGCTTCTGTTTATCCACGAGTTCTCTTCAGCCTACGGGTACATTGAACTTTAGTCGACTAGATTCAGCAAAAATTATGAGTGAAAATATGCTCATAAATGACCCAATTTATGCAGTAAATTACAACATACTACGAATAGAAAATGGTATGGCGGGTCTCGTATACGCAAATTAAAATACA